GATTCACGAGAAAAGCCAGAGAGACGCTATGCGGTTAATCCTCTCTGACACATCTCATGAATCCCTCTTCGCATCAAAGCGGAAAGGGAGCGTGCGCTCCCTTGTTCTGTTTTTTACTGCCCCGTACACATACCGGGCAGAGAGTACACCCTGCCGAGGCAGGGCAGAGCGGAAGAAGTCTTTCAGACTTGCGATGCTCCGTTTCCTTCTCCTGAATTCCGTCTTTTTTCGGCACGTCTGATGCGGCATATTTTCCTTTAAACACCGCGAAGGTAAATGATGAGTGCGACACGCAAGGTCAAGCGGGGTTGTCTGAAAAAATCTCCACCCCCTGCGAGGGTAGTATTCGAGCCTACGGTTTTCGGACAAACCTTGCTTAATGTCGCCCTCATCACCTTCAGATGCGGCATAAAGGCAAACATACCGCAGTCATACAGACGTACCGGAATTAAAAAAAACGTCATTCAGGGGAAACGGAGTCTACAAAGGCACCACCCACGAGTAACCAGAAACCCAGAATCAGAAAACCCAAAAACCAACAAACAATGAAAACCCTTAACGCACCTCAGACCCTTGCACCTCAGTTCTGCAAACCTATGTTATCACTCTATGACTATGTGCCTATGCGCTTCGAAGCGACTCCAAGAGAAAAGCAGATACGCTCGCTTATATGGGACTTCAAGGACGGAAAGCGCACGAAACAAGTTGCCGCCATCGTGGCAGCCAAGATTCTTGAAAAATTCGGCTCGTTCGCTGAAAACATCGTTTTCGCTTGCGTTCCTGCTTCATCGGCAGACCGCACAGAGACACGCTACCGTGACTTTTGCGAGGAAGTCGCTCGCCTGAGCGGTTGTATCAATGGCTACAATGCCATTCGTGTCGAGGGTCAGCGTCTCGCAGTGCATGAGACGAGATACGGCAAGGCTATCAAGAACACCGAGGTAATATCTTTTAATGCGGACTTTTTCAACGGTGCACGTGTTTTGGTTTTCGATGACGTGCTGACGAGAGGCAACTCTTACGCAACATTCGCCAACGCTCTCGAAGAACTTGGAGCGGAAGTCTTGGGCGGCTTGTTCTTGGGCAGAACCGTAACCGAAAGAGTGAATGATGATAGCAACTATTTATTGAACTAATTATATGAAGACCATGAACGGAAAAGGAGAATTAAGCCTGTCTATACTTGACAGATTTAGAGAAATGACGGATAACGAAATTATTTTCGAAGTTACTCGCAAGGAAGTGCACGACGGTGAGCGATATGGCGGCTACCGCCTTGAGATGTTTCTCGACCAACTCTCGCCACGTGGGCGAGAGATAGCGGCGGCAACGATGGAGCTATACCGCAGAAAATTCGCAGACGTGCACAGCGATGAGCGGATAAGGCAGAGCGAAGATATATACAAGATTTTTCGCCCGAAATTGGAAGGGCTTGAAAGCGAGGAGTTTTGGGTTTTGGGCTTAAATCAGTCGTTGAAGCCTATCGGATTAAAGCGTATATCAGTCGGAGGACTCACGCAGACGGTGGCGGATGTGCGGATTATATTCTTCGAGCTTATAAAGATGAAAGCGGTAGGCTTCGTTTTGGCGCACAACCACCCAAGCGGAAACGTAACACCGAGCCGAGAAGATAAGAGATTGACAAGCCTTGTAAGCAAGGCAGCCGAAACGATGAATATCAAGCTTATCGACCACGTGATAATAGGTGCCGGAGACTTCTACAGTTTCTCGGATAATGGAGAGATTTAAATATATTTACAAGTGGGTGGCGTCTCAGGCGCACCCACTTTTTCGTGCTCGCACGAAAAAGTGGGACCCGTTTAGCGGAATTTGTTTCGTTTTCCGTTCCTTCAACCACGGAGGGGATGCGACCTCCGGTCGTTCGCTTCGCATAAAAAAGAGAGAGGGATTAACCCTCTCTCTTCAGTTGTTCTCTTATACAGTGATTGATGAACTCCGACTTGTTATTATAATAGGTGTGTAAACTATTTACAATCTTTTTATAAAAAAATCTTCGCTTTTCCTTTGCTATTCCAAAGAAAAACCCCATCTTTGTAGTGCATTCCATTTGAAACAGGCGAGAGATTCGCCATCGTCAGGTTTTTGCTTTTTGCCATGCAAAACCTTGGTATATAGTCCTACCCCCGTGTGGAGCGTTAATGCGCCCACTGCCTGTTTCAGGTGGAATGCAACGGGTCAGTGGGACTTTTTTTGTGAGACGGAGGTCTCGCTGCCCGTCTTAGTTAACCCTCCGTTCTCCTTCATTTTAACTGCATTCCAAAATGAAAGCGAAATTTCAAACCGCTGCCGCTCCGGCAGTAGCCGCTCGTGAGATTGGTCTCGTGGGCAGAGTCAAGTCTTCTGTTGTCTCTTGGTTCCACGCCAAGAACAAGTTCGTGTCTGCCAAGATTGGCACCGCTATCACTAACCGCCAGATTCTCATGATGCTCAATCTGGCAGTCTCATTCTCTACTTTAATGTACACCGCGCGTCTGTCTGACGCTCATCTGCTCATCTGTAGCCTCTGGTTCATCGCCGCTGGTTACCCTGTTCTGAAAGGAGGTATCGATGAATAAGTCTGTCGAAGTGGTTACCAAGAAGCGCAACCGCACCATCGTTATCTGCACCAGAAGCTATAAGATTGAAGGTATTCACGAAGAAGTCTACACGCTCGGCTTCGACGATGACGACGAATCCGTCTTAGGTGAGATTCAAGAACTGTCGTTCGACGAACTCTGCGAGATAGACGAGTTCCTTCACGATTTTGTGACGAAATATCGCAAGTCGGGAGGCCCTGACAAGTGATATATGACGAAAATTCGCTATCTTTACGTAGCGAATTGATATAGTGATTCTAATTGGGTTTTTGTTACATATTTTTCATGTTTGCTTGAATTCAAACACGCAACACGACAAGACTACTTCCTTTGACAATGGGATTTTTACGGGTTTTATAATTTAGTACGTCGATTTTTGAATTCATTTTTTAAACTCATGTTTCGCCCGGCAGTCCGTGAGGATAGCCGGGTTTTTTCGTGTCCTTTCGTCGCCTAATCTATTAGGTATCTTTGCAGTGTCTTAGTCAATTAGTCATACATAATGGTAAGTAGTAGCGCAGATTCAGAGGTTAAGTTGCTCTATATCGAAGAGCAGTTGTCACGCCACGGCAAGTGGCTGTGTGACGTGTTTACGTCAGTCCTCAGCGACAACCATAACATCGTCACGGGTGACCTGCAGAGCAGCGTCAACTATGCGCAGCTCACGGATAGGGGAACTCCCTCTCTGCGCTTCAACTTTCTTTCCTATGGTCGTGCGTTCGAGATTGCCGGCTACAAGAAGCGCAACCGCCTTAAGTCCAAGGTGGACACCATGCAGATAGCTTGGGGCGAGAAAGAGAACCGCCGACCGTCCGGCAAGCGCACCAAGTGGTACGCTCCCAACATGTACGGAGGATACTATAAGTTAGTCTCCAAGCTAATGTACGGACTGTCAGAGATGGAGATTGAGCGACTTAAAGACATCATTCAGCAACGTAAGCAACAAGATATATGAGTAATATTAAAGCTAAAATCGGCTCCTTCTCCTTCGTCGACACCGACTGCGGACACTACGCCATCAACATGTCGCTAAGCGAGGGGATGAGCCAGTTCCTTTCAGTCGGCTCGTCCGATTGGGACGGTGACCCCGTCTCCGTCGCCGGAGTGCGCGTCGTTCCGTGGGGACCTGACAACAACATGCCATCCGTCATTCGTGACTTGCTCGAGCGTAACAACCTTGCGCCTGGCATCCTCCGACGCAAGATAGGGCTGCTCTATGGCCAAGGGCCTATGCTCTACCGCGTCAAGATAGAGAACAACGAACGCATACAAGAGTGGGTGGAAGATGACGAGATTACGTCATGGCTTGAGTCATGGGACTACCGCCGATACATCCGCAACTGCTTCGTAGAATATACCAATCAGGACGGACACTTCACCAAGTACGTCATGGGGCGAGGAGGTCGCATCGGTCGCCCTTGGGTGCACCATCTTGAGTGCCTTCACTCGTCAGAGTCTCGCCTGGTGTGGCCGGACAACGATAGCCGCCACCTCGAAGATGTGACACGCTATCTTGTCGGAGACTTCAATACCTACCGCTCGCAGAGTTACCAGATTTTCCCGGCATTCGATAAATGGCAGCCGTCCAAGCATGATGTGGCGGTTCGCTACCATTCACTCCGGAGCTTCGGGCGCAACATGTACGCGGTGTCGTCGTTCTATGGCTCGATACCTTGGCTTCTCAACGCCAACGACCTCCCTGAGATTATCCGACACCTTAACGAGAACATGATTGCGGCGGCTTATGTCGTCCATTCTCCGCAAGTCTATTGGGATCGCAAGCGAGACCTTCTCATGGCTATGCACGAAGATTGGGATGAGACTCGCATTCAGCGAGAGATGGAGAAGCTCAAGGATGAGCTGACACGTACCATTGCCGACGTGATGGCGGGCAAGTCCAATGCCGGCAAGTTCTTCTCGTGCGTTGACTTCGTCGATGACGACGGTCATGCGCAGTCATGGCGAATAGAGCCTATCGAGATGAACATCGACAAGTACATCGATGCTCAGGCTAAGATATCTCGCATAGCGGACAGCTCCACCACATCAGGCTTGGGTCTATCTCCGGCACTCTCCAATATCATCATAGACGGCAAGTCGGACAGTGGCTCACAGATGCTATATGCGCTCAAGATTTTCTACGGGGCGGACACGCAGATACCCGAAGAGATTGCTCTGGAGGCTATCAACGACGCTATCCGCATCAACTTTCCGCATAAAAGCGGCATCTTCCTTGGTATCTACCGCAAGGCCATCAATAAGGAGGATAACGTAAATGCGTCATCTCGCACAACTAATCAGCTATAAGTTATGAAAGACCGCACAATGACATTCCCTGACTGCTGGGAAGAGATTCTTCCTTCTGAGTTCGAGCGGCTGCTCTATCTGCATCATCAGATGATCCTCCGAGAGGATATCGCTCTTGACGATGTGCTGATAAATTGGACTGCCTACGTTCTGCGCTCGCGTGCCGGACGCAAGTACACGTCCGAGCAGTTCAATATCCTGGTGCTCGAACTCTCCCTGCATCTCGACTGGCTATACCACACTGTCGAGGTGGACGGGCAGAAAATGATACAACTGGCTTATGCGACGACTTTCAATCTGTTGCCTGTGTGGAAGTCGTTCGTCGGGCCACAGAGTCACGGTGCCGACCTTACCTTCGGGGAGTTCCGTCATGCCGTGACTGCCTTTAATCGCTACAATCAAGACCATCAGGCTCAAGACCTGCTGGCCTTGTGCGCGATTCTCTATCGCCCGCGTGTCAAGGTCATGGGCAAGCGTCGCCGTCAGCCGTTCGATGCAGACCATATCTCAGACAACATGCACGCTCTACGTAAGATGCCTGATTATATGCAATGGGGTATTTACGTCATTTTCGCGTATTTCTGCGAATATCTTCAGACGGGCGAATTCATAATTGACGGCTCTACCGTCTCGTTCGCTCCGCTGTTCACATCAGACGGTAGCTCTCGGCCCAACCAGAGCATCGGCATGAATGCCATCCGCTTCACGGTGGCCGAGTCGGGAGTGTTCGGTTCCGCCGAACAGCTAGACCGCACACCGTTGCTGCAGGTCATGCTTAAGGTACTCGACGATAAACAGCGTGCCGAAGATTTACTCAAACGAAACAAAACACAGTGACTATGCTTATATACGATACCAAGACTCTACGTCAGCTTACCGGCAATTACTTTGCCAATAATGACTTCGACAAGGTCTCCGGAGATATCGACCTTGCGACAGAAGAACTCGCTAAGATAGTAGGTTGGGCGGTTATCTCGCGTGCCGACCGTGCCGACAGCGGAGACGAAGAGCTGCTGCAGAAGGTGCAGCGGCCTATCGCTATACTCGCCACGCTTCGACTATACCAGAAGAACGACCTCTCGCACGAAGACGACGGTCGCAAGATGAAGGTCGCTACCGACGGTTCTGAGCGTACTCCTTGGGAGTGGCAGCTCGACCGCGACGACCAGCTCCATCTCGAAGAGTACTACCGTGCGACCGATGCCCTTATCCGCTATCTCGACGATCATCAGATTGCCGAATGGCTCGCAACGCCGACGGCCAGAGACCGTGCGTCTCTGCTTATCCGCAATGCCGAGCAGTTCGAGCGGTATTTCCCCATAGACAAGAGCGAGCGTACATACTTGCTTCTCGTGCCGTTCCTACGCGAAGCTCAGAGGCTACGCATACAGCGTGCCTATGGCTCGGAGTGGCAGAACCTGCTTGCGGAAGACACCGTGCCCGAATCGGATGCCCACTATGCGGCATCTATGGCGGTGGTGCTCCTGTCGATGGCTTCCGCCATCAAGCGTCTGCCGTTGCATCTCATCCCCGGAGGGGTGATTCGTTCCTATCGCTCCGCCAACGGTATGCAGAATAGCCAACCGGCTACAATGCGTGAGGTGCAGCGCATAGCTGATTGGATGGCCGAAGATGCCGAAATTTGGATCGAGCGAATGAAGCAAGCTCGCGATGGCAGCTCTCTCGATGTCGAGTTGTTGCCGGATAATGATGTTCGCAATAAATTCTGTCGCCTATGAATGTTATCCAGAGACCTCGTGAGCGTGAGTTCTGCGCAACGATGAGAGACTATATCATTGATACCGACCGCTCAATTACCTTCTCGGTCGATTTTAACGGCAAGCGCATTCTCAGCGAGACCTATGTGCCGGACGCGGACTATCAGGTGCGCATCCGTAAGTTGGGCAGATTCTGTGCGCTTGCGCTGTGGGGAGTATGGCCGACTGGCGACGTTACCTCTCAGCCTAACGCTTCGGGCACGTTCGCCTTCTACATCAATGATGTTAAAGACTTCGAGTCATTCGTCATTTACTCTCGACTCGAATCACGGCTCGAAGCCGCCTCCGTCGGTGTTCTTAGCGACACCGTACAGAAGGTTACTCGCAGAGGGTGTCATGAGTATGTGTCCGGATTCCTCCAGAGCGGTGGGAGGTACACCGTCTCGGCGGATTTCCAAGACGGACACAGAGAGACCTTGGATGTCGTCGCCACGGGTACCGATTCCACATCTGCAGCGACCCTTGATGTGTCGGTAGACAGCATCGAGCAGAGGCATAACTGGTCAGATATCGTGCGCTATTCCATCGCTATGAGCGGTGGCACCTCGACTTTCCTCGTTGACCAGGCACGTTATGCGGATGTGTGGCAGTTCCGCTTCAAGAACAACTACGACATGCCGGAGGTGCTTACTTGTACGGGGCAGCTTAAGATAGTCGGAGCTAACCAGAGCGACACGGCTGCCATGTATGGCATAGAGCGTAAGTTCGGGGTCAAGGTGACGGACGAATACACCGTCAAGTCAGGCCCTATATTCCTGCGTGCGGAATATAGGCTGTGGCATAGCTTGCTCAACGCTCAGCAAGCGAGCGTATGGGTTGACGATCGTTGGCTCGACATCGTCATTACTAAGCAGAAGTTAGAGCGTTCGTTTAACTCGGGGCAGTTCAGCGGAGTGGAGTTCTCTTTCCGTATCGCCGACCCTGAACAGAATAACCTTATCGTATGATACAGATTCAGAGATATAGAGAATGGCTCATTGAGACGGTGGCAGCGGTCAACGCCGTCTCAGACCTCACCGTCTCAGGCAGAGCCATCGCGGGAGTCAAGATTGCGGTTAACGAGGGGCACATGATTAAGAAGCTCCGCGATAGCGAGGGGGTGTGGCTGTGCGCCAACTACCCGGACGCTACGCTCTCTGGCGACTACGACAGCTCACAAGAGCAGAATAAGTTGTTGTTGTTCCTTGTCGAGAAGGTTGCCTCCGGACAACAGGACGACGAGACGGAGCTTCTACACTATGCCAAGATGCAGCAGCTTATGGCTCGCATCAAAGAACAGTTACTCATTACGGGTGCCAAGTGTATAGACCTTCGTGCGGATGATGCCATGCGCACGGAGTGGGAGTACGACATCTTCGGAGGCTTCAACGGATTATCATTAGGACTTAACGTTATCGACCATGACAGAACTGATTATTGACGGCATTCAGGCGGTACTGCCTCAGTCGTTTTCCATACAAGTCAAGCGAGAGAACCCTCTTATCACCAAGAATGGAGAGTACACCTACGACGTGACGCTCGACCTATCCAATCCGACCAATGCGGCATTGTTCGGCCATCTCAACCGTCTCAACTCCATTACAGATGTCAAGACAAGACGCTCTGCAGTGCTCATAGCGGATAATCGTGTCTACTGCGATGGCACGGAGGTTATCACTGGCTGGACAGAAGACACGGTATCCATACAGATAGCGTCGGGCAACTCAGAGCTTAACTCCATAATCGGAGGCGACAGACTTATCTCTACGCTAACCACCATGCCGGAGTCTGACTTGTCTAACGCGGTGTCTTACGACCTCACCAAGGTCTATCCGGACGTTGACTTCTGCTTGACTCCGGTGTATAACACGACGGCAGCCACCACCATCAACAATTGGGCTATCGGGCCTGACAGCATCAAGGAGTACAACCTCAAGACTAATCCTATCTACGCTCAGCCGTTCCTATGTGCTTATATCCGTGAGGTTCTTAAGGCGATAGGCTACACGCTCGCCTTCAACTTTATCGAAGAGACGGAGTATAAGTCACTCTACATTGCGCAAGCTTCACACGCTACCAAGTGGTGTGAGATGCTTCCCGGATGGACGGTTGCCGACTTCCTCACTCAGCTCGAATATCTGTTCAATGCTGCAGTAGTGGTTGACGGCAAGTCTAAGGCGGTGACCATTCAGTCGCAGACTGCGGCTTATGCCGGCAGGCAGTCCGTACATGTGCGAGATGTAAGCGATGTGTACGAGGTTGATGTCGAAGACGAACTCGACCTTGACGATATCACGCAGTCTAACGTAACTTATAAGGTTGATGATACTGAGTTCTGGCGATGGAGACGACTGCCGGACGTAGTTCTCAACAACGCCAAGCGTGCGTTCCTGCCGAAGGGCATACCTGTATACGACTTCTTCAAGGCAGAAGTCAACCACCGTCAAGATGTCATATATCTTGGCGAGATTGACGGCCTCTGGTATGTATATAAGGAGCCTACCGAAGCTTTCGGATACCGAGATAACCACCGTGTGGTCAACCGCTTTCCGGACATCAAGCGCGACGGAGCGTCCAATACCATCGAGTTAGAGATTATTCCCGCCACGCTCGATGGCGCACCTATTCCTTATGCTGAATGGAATGCCGACAAACAGCGGTGGGACATGTACTACGTCGATGTACCCATGCCCAATGTGGCTGCGTCTACTCCTGTTGACCTCACTACGTTATCCATTCCCGACATGGTAAGGGATAACACATCTGAGTCTTCAGTCTCTAAGTCACCTATTAATATAGCGTTCTACTATGGCCTGTCGCGGTGGAATTCGAACAATGCGCAGAAGTTCCCTACATCATACATCGACAAGTATGACCCTGAGCGAGGACTCGACTTCGACTCCAGCTATTCGCTCCGTCTTCCTGACATGCAGGCTAAGTTCTACCAGCAGACATACACGCTTGATGCTCTCCACGCCGTCAAGATAAAGTCGTTCGACCCGAATGTTTATCATGCCAATTCCGTTTTCGAAATCCGCAATAAACGTTATCTTTGTGCATACATCGAGTACACGCTGGGGGCTGATGGCAGAAAGGGAGCCTGGGAAGGTCTCTTCTATCCGGTTACCATCAGCGATACCGAAGCTGACGCTCGATGGATTCTAGCCGACGGTCGATGGCGAGACGGTGGTGTCTGGCTTGATAATGGCCGTTGGCTCGACGATTGAGTTTACAAGTTGTTTCTATTTTCTTTCATTAGCACATTGTTAGTTTTGGCGGTTTCCCGTGAGGGCAACCGCTTTTTTATTGTCCTTTCGGGCGGTGGGATGTCGGCTATCTTTGTATCATAATTAATAGTTTTCAATAGGTTATGGGATTAAAGATAGATCGTGTTCAGCTAGAGATTCTGGTGCAGCAGAACACTGCGGCGCAGAAGTTGGGCGAACTCGAAGACAAGATGAAGAAAGTGCGTACACAGATGACTCGACTCTCTCGTGCGCATAAGAAGGATACTGAAGAATACCGTGAACTCGAAGCGCAGCTCAAGGACTTGAAGCTCGAATATGAGAAACTCTTCGACACTATCGACATAGGCAAGATGACGCTCATACAACTCACAAGCCGACAGCGAGAACTTAATGCGGTCATTCGCAATCTCGACCCTTCGATTCCAGAGTGGCAGAAGTATAAGGAGATGCTCGATCAAGTAAACGGACGCATCCGTGAGCTTAGAGGTCAGGCACAGCAGACAAGTCTCTCGCTTTCCAAGATTACCGACGGGTTCAATAAGTATGCCGGTATCATGGCTAGTGCGCTTGCGTCACTGACGGGTGTAGCGTTAACGGCTCGCAGTTGTGTCGATTCGTTCGCGGAGATGGAAGAAGCCGAAGCCGGAGTGGTCAAGTACACGGGACTGACTAAGAAGGAGGTCGAAGAGTTGAATGACGAGTTCAAGAAGATGGATACCCGAACATCGCGAGAGAAGCTTAACGCTCTCGCTGGCGATGCCGGACGATTGGGTATCACTTCCAAGGATGCTATTCTCGAATTCGTCGATGCTGCTAACCAGATTAACGTATCACTAGGTGAAGATCTTGGCGAAGATGCGGTGTCTAACATAGGTAAGCTCGCAATGATGTTTGGTGAAGATAAGGATAAGGGACTTCGCGGTGCGATGTTGGCGACAGGTTCTGCCATTAATGAAGTGGCTCAGAACTCATCATCATGCGAGAAGTATCTTGTAGACTTTACTTCTCGTGTCGCCGGTGTGGCCAACCAAGCAGGAGTATCTCAGGCTAACATCATCGGCTTCGCCGCTACGATGGATGAGAACATGCTCCGCAGCGAGACTTCCGCAACCGCTTTCCAGAATATCTTAATGAAGATGTTCACCAATACCGAAGACTTCGCTAAGGCTGCAGGGCTTAATCTGCAGGAGTTCTCTAACCTCGTCCGCACGGATGCTAACGAAGCACTGCTCACATTCGCTCGTGCACTGAGCAAGAAGGGCGGTCTGTCAGACCTCGCACCGATATTCGGAGACCTTAAGACCGAAGGTGCCGGAGTCGCTTCTGTGCTTTCAGTTCTGGCTGGCAAAGCGGAAGAGGTTACTGCTCGCCAGAAGTTGGCAAATGAGGCATACCAAGAGGCGGTGTCCATGACTAAAGAATACACCGTGCAGAACAACACGGCTCAGGCGAGCATCGACAAGGCGAAGAAAGCGTTCAACGATGCACGTGTGGCACTTGGCGAAGAACTGCTTCCGGTTATGACTCTATTTATCTCCAAGACAAGTCTCACCGTCAAGGGACTTCGTGCCATTGTGTCGATATTCGTTGAGTACAAGCGTGAGATTCTCGCTCTGGCGACCGCTGCCGCTACTTACGCTCTGTATGTCAATCGTGCACGGATAGCTACTGCAGCTTATAACATAGTCACCAAGACGGCTACCTACTTGACCAACCTGTTCAATGCGGCGACCAAGGCTTCACCATGGGGACTTGTCATTGCCGGAGTAACCGCGGCCATCAGCTACTTCACCATCTTCAGCGGCAAGACCAAGGCCGTCACCGCTGATCTTAAAGATATGAACTCCGAACTCGAAGAAACAAAATCACTCTTCGACCGCATCGGCAAACTCGAACTTAAACTCGACAATATCGAGTTCCTTACTCCGCAGCAGAAGCAGAAGATGCGTACAGACCTTACGCAAGCTATCTCTGACCTCGACGAATTTATCACAGACTACGAGATTAAGACTAAAAAGTGGTATGCTGACGAGAAAGCAAAGCGGCTGAAGGAGGCCGGGGACAACGAGTATCTGCGCTTCGGTTACATCAACAACCTCAACCACGAACTCGACGAACGCGTGGACGCTCTGCAGAACTACATCCAGCGCAAGGAGAAGCTGCAGAAACAACTCGACGCTCTACCGCTTAACGACCTAGGTAATGGCGAGAAAGCAGAACCGGAAGACCCGGACAAGCTCTACAAGGCAGAAGAAGAGAAGCTGCAGCAGCACTACCAGTCTCGCCTTAACACCACCAAGATGGCACTCATTACCGAGAAGTCAACGCAAGAGGAATACCAAGCCGAAGCATACAAGGCGGAGATGGAGTCGCTCATCAGCCGCAAGGCGTTGATGGAGAAGTACGGCAAAGACACCTCCGCTATCCAAGGCCAAATCTATGACAAGATGATAGCCGAAGCTAACCGTGTGGCCAAGGAGAAGGAGAAAGCGGAGTCTGATTCGCAAGCTAAGCAGCTTGCACAACTCGAACAGACTTATCTGCAAGAGCAGAGCAAGGTCAAGCAGCAGTATCTCGATGGCGAGATTACCACCGAGGAGCAGTACAAGTCGGCACTCCTGCAGCTAGAAAAAGTATATCTTGGAAAGAAGCGTGATATGATGGCATCATTCGGCGAGGATGCCTCCGAGCTTCAGAAGCAGATTCTCGATAAGGATGTGCAAGCGCACATCGACGCTCAGAAGCGAAAGCGTGACGAGATGACCGACAAGCTCGACAACGCCAAGGGCTTCACAGAGCAGAACAAGGTACTGCAAGCTATGTATGACGCAGACCTTATCACATACGAAGAGTATCAGAGCGAGAAAGACCGCATCGATGCGGAACACCATCAGCAACGCATCGACACCGCTAAGGCGGCATTCGACGCAATTGACCAGGCATCGTCAGCGATGGGGCAAGTATTCTCCGCTATGCAAGATGCGGAGGTTTCCAAGGTAACTCGCAAGTACGACAAGCAGATTAAGGCGGCAAAGAAAGCGGGCAAAGACACAACCAAACTCGAAGAGGAGAAAGAGGCTGCCATCAATGCCGTCAAGAAGAAGTATGCCGACAAGCAGTTTGCCGCAGCGGTACTGCAGATTACCGCCACTACTGCGGTGACAGCGATGGAGGCATACAAGGCGATGGCGGGCATTCCCGTCGTCGGCCCGGCCCTCGGAGCGGTGGCATCTGCCGCAGCGATTGCTGCAGGAGCGGCGCAGATTGCCGTTGCCAAGACTCAGCGTGACGAAGCCAAGGGTCTGATGTCCGGTGGTTACTCTGCCGACTATATCGAGGGGTACACTTCTTCGGGTAATTCTACCGAGACCGCCGGAGTGATACCGGTTCATAAGAATGAGTTTGTCGCCAACCACGAGGCGGTTGCCAATCCTGAGGTGCGGCAGTTCCTTGATGTGTTCGATATGGCTCAACGCAACGGCACCATCCGCATGATCAACACGACACAGATACTCGAACATGTCCGCACACGTGCCGGAAGATACTCCGGAGGCTACACTGCAGAAGACTCTGTACAGACTACTTCGCAGAACTCGCCTGTACAGACAGAGGGTAGACTTCAATATGTCATGCTTCTGCAAGACATCAAGTCACTCCTGCAGACTATCTCGCAGAAAGAGCTGGTAGTTGACTCTCGCAAGGTGCGTGACGGCATCAAGCGTGTCGAGCAATTAGAGCGCAATGTGTCTCGATAGAGCGGTGAGATGTCCTTTATAGAGGCTATATACACTTATATCTTTGCTTTATGACTATATATCAAGCTATACAACAGATGAGAGAACTGACGGCAAAAGGTGAGTGTTTCTCGTTCTCTTTCTTGTCTTATTCGTATGACAAGAACCGCAGCAACGGCATCGTGCATGTGCCACGCGCACGGCTGGCAAAGCAGAGCAAGGCTGAGCAGAACCGATTCGCAGACTACATGCTCAACTACGTAGACATGGACTTGCTAGAGACCCACCGCTGCTGGCAACCCCTCCTTCTTGAATTCAACGGACAACAACTTTCAATCAATGGATAACAACTACGAACATATCATACCGTGGAATGGGGCGAGCGACACAGGGCGTGACGTTCGCCTCAAACTGCGTCGTAACTTCGAGCGCATAGCCGCCAACTTTGGCGAGCTGGCCAACCGTGACCAAGAGATTCTCGACAACGTCGATAAACTCATCAACCACAGCGGAAAGTTCCTTCGCAAGGATGCTGATGATACAGCGTCCGGTCTCATAACATTCAATAGGGGTATCGCCATCGGCGACAAGTACAGCATAACTGAGCAAGGGCAAGCCTCACTCAGTACCGTATCCGTTGACCGCATCCACGATCCTCATTCAACAGAGACTGACCGCAAGATTATCGGTGCGCAAGGCTTCGACCTCTACATGGGCGAGGATGGCAAGAGTCACATGTACGTTGACTACTTTACCACACGTGTCAAGGCGTTCTTCGCCCAGTTGGAGGTGCGCAAGATTTCCTATTCGGGCGGCACTACCATCTTTTCCAATGCCGGCTCTACAATAGCGAGAGTCGCTCACATTCTCAACGCTTCCGGCTCAGAAGTGATAGCGTACAAGTGCTATGCGGTAGCCGACGACGGCACTACCAGAACCGCAAATTGGTGGCATCCGGGCATGATGGCACTCTGTCAGACCTTCAATGTCAAGGCGGGAGTCAATAGTGACGTGTCCAACCGTTACTATTGGCGATTGGTGATTGACGCTGGCCAAGAGACCTTAGAGGATGGCAAGCTCTACGACTACGTGACGCTTTCCAATCGTCAGTCGTTCTCCGGAGGCGAGAGCGTAGTACCAACATGGAGTCAGGAGGTCATAGGCTATGGCACAGATAACGTGCTCACGATGGCAGATGTTGCCGTAGGTATAACCACACGTGACAGTCTCGACACGTTCGCCAACATCGCATCGCAAGCTGACGGCATCACGACCGACGAGGATGGCAACCCAATCGAAGACCGTGTATTCTACGGATTCGAGAAGCCGGAGTTCGGTTTGCCTCAGGCACCGACTGCCGGAGACGTGATTGTCAACGTGGGCGACCAGCTCAGACCCAACAGCCGAGGCAACGTCATCATGCTTTCCACATCATCGGAGGACGGCAACGACAATACCGCTCCTGCTATCTCCATGTACCACGGCATAGGTAGTCTATGGCAGGTGGGCGAGACGAAAGAAGGGGTAGAGCCTATCCGCAACCCCTATCAATGGAAGCAGCTCACCGCAATCATCAGCCCGCAGATGGTGAAGTTCAATGCTGACATGTTCAAGTTCTTCACGGGGAGTTCTGACAACGTAATAGACCCAATCATGGTTTATCACGAGATTATTCCTAGCGACTCGTCAATCGTCAGACATCCGGCAACCAAGACGACCACTCCATCAGAGATAACCGTCTCAGTTGTCAAACATACCGGAGCGATTGTCGAGACGTTGCCTACTACCGCATACAAGCTATACGCTACATACACCACTACGGATGGCAAGCGGTATAGCGATATTGTTATCACTCGCATCAACCGTACACATCTGGGGGTAGAATTGTACACGCTAAGCTCACTGACCGTGTACGCCAAAGATGCCACCGACAAGATACTCGCAAAATTCGCTTTTCCGATACTTTCAGACGGAGCTTCAGGAGCGGACGGTAGTCCAGGGACCGACGGTACGGATGCCAACATCCTCACTGCTGACCCTACATCGCTAATCTTTGACACCGACGACAGCGGCAAGGCTACCGGAGTCAAGACTTTCAAAGTGCGCTTCCAATGCGGAGAAGACCTGATTGTTCCGCCGCAAGTCGTAATCACGACTGAAAATTTTGCGGTGGGATACCAGCCCTCCTACAAGGATGGAGCGGTAACGGTGGACGGCTCGCAGATTTTTTCGCAGACGGTTGAGAGTGTGGAAGGAGGCAACAGATATGTGAGCTGCACATCCGCAGCAGTGATTGTCTCTGCCGTTCGGGACACGTTGACTTACACGCTTAAAGTGCCTGTTCAGGTTAACGTGTCAAGCTACATGTCACGCTTCGAAATGACGGCAAAGAAGTTTCAGACGCAGTTCGAAGCTCTTGAGAATGACCTCAAGAGCGATAACCCAAACGTTTTGAACAAGTACACATCCGCCATCACACAGACCGCCAAGAACATCTCTCTCGAAGTCAAGAGCGAGATTAACGGGAAGCTCTCTAAGTCGGGCATAGACATCGAGAGCAACAAGATAACCCTCACATCCAAGAACACCGTATTCGTCGATGCGAACGGAAACGAGGTTGCCGTCTTCGACGAGAACGGCATCAACACCAAGCATGTATGGGCGAAGAGCGAAGACGGAGCTTCAGTTGTCGGACACTTCGGTAACTATGAGATAGACGCTTGTGTCATTGACAGCACATGGCGAGCACCTCTCTTCGTCGGAGGAGCGACGGCAGCCACATCACCCTTCTACGTGCGGAGCGACGGCTACATGCGGGCTTCGGCAGGACAGATAGGTAACTTCATCATCGAGAACGGTTCACTCGTTACTTTGCCTGGCTCGCTCGGCACCATGAAGCTGCATAGCTACGGACTCGACTTCTCAGGCCCCGGAGGATACACGGCGGTAGCTATCGGCCCTGAAGTATTCCCTACCGGCTCCAACACTGACGACAGAGATACCGGAGGCGTGTATGTCAACACCCTCAAGAACTATCGCTATGAGGTGGGATGCAACATAGGTATCACGCTCGATGTGTCGGGCACGATGGACAAGACGAAGCGAGAAAACCAAGCGGAAATCACGCGCAAGTTCCCATACGGCAACCATGCGATATTCATCCGTCAAGGTGACGTGGCGGGCTTCCGCCCGATGCTCACCAAGGCCACGCAGAGTAGAAAGATTTCAAAAATGGAACACACTATCCATTGCAGCTTCAGCTCAGACATCACGCTCACTTTGCCTGACGACCCGGAAATAGGGCAACGCTACGAGATTGTACAGCTTACCGGGCGGTGGGACAGTAACTCCAAACCGTGTCTCTATATTCATTCGAACAAGCACAGGATTTGGGCGTTTGGTTGTGATGGACAATACACATATAAGTCCGACTGGGCGTACACCCGTAACATTCTGGAGTTCGATGGCGAGGTATGGTATCTGACATGGCACGCTTCCAACTAAGGCATGTCCTGTTGAGATGCTATCAATTGCATACTTTTGACATAGTTTTAAACCAAATTTAGATCTAAAAATGGCAGAACAAAAAGAACAGCGCATCAAGGTAGTCATGACTCCGGCAGGTAACGCTTGGAGCATCAGCAAGGAATACCGCTTGCTTGACTACATAGCGGATGGCACTACCATGTACATCTGCGTAAAGGTTGACCCAGAGACGGGAGTCAACGTAGGTCACGAGCTTACGGATACCCGTTATTGGAACAAGTGCATCGACTTCACAGACGCTATGCAGCGTGTGGAGAGTGCAATCAGCACCGCAAGCACCGCTACCGCCAACGCCAAGACTGCAACCGACGGAGCCAATCTTGCGGCAAACAAGGCGGACTCGGCCACGGCAAACGCCAAGACCGCAACCGACAAGGCGAACACCGCCACGACTAACGCCAACTCAGCGGCAGAGAAAGCTACATCTGCCGCTACAAGCGCGGAGACACGAATCAATGCGGCTATTAAGAATGCCGACACACGCACGACAGAAGCGGTAAACAAGGCGACAACGGCGACATCAGCCGCCAACGAGGCAAAGGTGAATGCGGACACCGCCACATCTGCCGCAAAGAAAGCGACAACGGATGCTCAGACCGCCACATCTGCCGCCAATGCCGCAACCACAAAGGCGAACAAGGCGGCAACGGATGCGGAGTCTCGTACCACCGTAGCGGTGAATGCAGCAACTGCCGCAACCAATGCAGCCAACGAGGCTAAAGCGAAAGCCGACACGGCAACCGCCAACGCCAACTCAGCGACGGAGAAAGCCAATGCCGCAACAGCTTCTACCAATGCGGCAATCACGGCATCGAAAGCCGCCACTGCCGAAGCGGAGAAAGTCAACGCGACGATAAGCGCGGACAACACGCTATCCGTAACCGACCGCAAGGGAGCGGTAACAACCGTAGCTCTGGGCGATGCTGCTGACGTAGCTCAACTCAAGACCGACGTAGCGTCATTGCAAGCGGACAGAGACTCATTCAATCCTCAGGAGTTGGGCTATGCCACGGCTATGCAGTTAGACATGAAAGAGCGTCCTACATTGTGCGGTTTTCCGTTCACACTGATAGGAGACGATGCCCCGGCAGTCACTCCCGACTTCATAGGTCAGGAGTACATAGACAGCAAGAACGGCAAGGTCTACAAGGCTACCAACGTGAACAACGCCGGAGGATGGAAGCCCCTAAACTAATCACTAATATAACTAACACTTAATACATAAATCATGAACGCAATAAAAAAATACCCCGAAGTTGGAGACATAGCGATATATGTAGACGACCAGATTAAGTTCTTGGGCCAGGACGCTACTCCTGAGTTCGTGGAGACTCAGCAGTGCATCGGAGTGGTCTATTTCGTAAACGGGAATCACGTCAAGGTGGTAGGAGGCAAGGATGCTACCGGTTATGCTTGGAGCTGTGTAGCGGACTTTGAGATTGAGACTATCCCTACCGAAACGGGCGACTATCCTGTTACCCTCATCGGGAAGAAGATGGAGACGGACTTCCATTACGAGAAGACCGAAGGCACCAAGGAGGAGTTCGTGCAGCAGCTCAACGCTTATCTATATACTAACCAGCCGAAATGCGAGGCATATATGCACAACGGGGTAGCGGTACTGCAGATTAGCGACTACAGCGAGTACTCCAACACCAACACTATCGGCTCATGCAAGCTGCGCAAGCGCGTAGGCGAGGAGTTGGCTGATATTACTACATCGAAGCTTCGCACGCAGGGAGTGAAGTCGAGCAACGTATATACAGGATTATGCAGAGCAAGACTTCAAGAATGGAGTAGCACTTCTACCGACAAGAACAGCAACCCTACCAAGCGCATGGACGGTATAACGCAACTGTTCGAGACTTTCCCATGTTCGGAAGCCTATTATAATAGTGAGTTAGGCGATGGTCTGCGTGAACACTATCCTACGTATGACTTATATATGGATGCCTGCATGGCTATTCTCTGGGAGATGGATCACGGCATCATGCAATACCGTGACGGCAAGGCTATCTGCGACCGTCTTAAAGACAAAAAAGTGCTTGTGCGAGGCGTAGAGAAGTACGCCTATCAGGCGGTGAGATTCGCAGTAGACTATGACGCAGGAGTTCCTGGCTTCGGAGCTGGCGCATGGTGGTTGCCATCGTTGCATGAGATGGGTCTCCTGATGCGAGACATAACCAAAGACACCAAGAAGCCGCTCGACAAGATAAACTCTTCCCTCAAGAAGAAAAAAGGGTGGAATACTATCAGCGCGTCCGACTACCGTTGGTCGTGCTGTCGTTACGACGTCATCAGCGCGTGGTACTTCCGCGGTAACGGCTTTGCGTACAACAACAACTTCTGCCTCACGTGGTTGCGGGTGTCTGCTGTTTCCGCTTTTAATCTTAATTTTTAATCTTAATTATTCCGACGGCGTTAGCCGTCGGACGAAAAATTTTCAATTCTATATATGGCAAAACGTGATAAAGCATCAATCTACGTAGACGCGCAGAAGCTCTTTGCGGCACTGTACGAGGCACAGTTCGACATGTGCAAGCGTGACCGTCCGGTAATGGCTGTACGCTTGCTCGACCATACCGAACGCATCATAGCCAATTTTGCGGTGGCATTCGAGAGCGAAAACAAACTCGAATTCGTCAACCGTATGCTTGCGGAGTTTGAGATTGTGAAAGTAGAGCTGCGCTTTGCCATCCAGCAGAGTATCATCCGAAACCCTGCGCATATAAAGGAATTGACAGAGTTAGTGGTGAGACTTGAAGAAGGTATAGCGAAGTGGCGTGGGTATGTGATTTCCGCCCGTCAAGACTGATACTCCGATTTTGGCGGTATCAGCTGAACGGATATTATAAAAGGTGTGGCGCCGTCATTCACGGCTATATCTGTATGCCACCATTTAAGCGCATCCGACAACCGTTGGTCGTGCTGTCGTTACAACGTCAACAACGCGTGGAACTTCCACGGTAACGGCTTTGCGAACAACAACAACTTCTACAACACGTGGTTGCGGGTGTCTGCTGTTTCCGCGTTTGTTACTAATCCGATAAGATACGACATGGTTAGAGAAGAAGACCTATACACAGTTTACGAGCTAGCCCGCGCCAACAAGCGACGGAGCTACGATGCGGTTGTGTTCGAGATTAAGCTTGAATCCAACATAGCGGAACTGTGTCTTCGTATCAACGAGTGCACTTTCCGCGCTCACGGTAACTATACCTTCATCTCCCCGTACCCCACACCCCGCGAGATTTTCGGTTGCGAAATGGGCGAACGGGTCATTCAGTGGTACATTCTCTGGCGAATCACCCCTATTCTTGAAAAGACTCTCATAGACGGTCTATGCAGCAACCGCAAGGGCAAAGGCATAGACGCTGCCGTCAACAAGGTGTATCACGATATCCTGAGCGTAAGCCGGCACTATACACGTGACGCTTACGTCATACAGTGGGACTTGCAGGGGTATTATCCCAATGCCGACTGCGACATTGCCTGCCGTCAGCTTCAGCAACTCGTCATAGATCACTATGAAGGCGACGATAAGGACAGTTTGCTCTGGATGATAATGATTGCCATCCATGCCAACCCCCAGGCGCACTACTACCGCAAGTGCGGCATCGAGATGTGGGATTTGATTCCATACGCAAAATCCATCCTCAACAAGCCGGCTGGCAAAGGAGGCGTGATAGGCTACCTGATATGGCAGATAGCCATGAATCTCTACCTCAACGATTCGGATCATTGGATAGCGGACGACATGGAGCTTTCCTACACACGCTATGCCGACGACTGCGTGATGATAGTACAGAACAAGGAGGCAGCTCTGGCCATGCTTCCGCTAATACGAGAAAAGTATGCCGAGGTGGGATGTACAATGCATCCAAAGAAGTTCTACTGCCAACATGTCGCAAAAGGGCTTAAGTTCTTAGGCGCGCACATCCGCTACGAGCGTATATACGTTGACAACAGAGTTGTCCGCAAGGCTCTCTCCAGAGTGGCGGAGTTCAACCGTTGCAACAACAAGATGAAGCACTTGCAGGGCTTTCTCTCTACGCTCAACTCTTACTTCGGACGCATGAAGAACCGTAACGAGTTCAACAACATAAAGCGTATCTGGGAGGCGGTGGACGAGAGTTGGCACAAGTACGCCACAATGGATTGGGATAGACTATGCGTAACCCCGACAGAGGGCTATACCTATAATGAATATATTCTTAAACGTTTTAAAACAATTACACAATGGAACATTACGAAGAAGAATTCGGTCTTGAAGCGACAGCCGTCCAAGACCCGGCGACAGTCAACGAAAGTGCAATCAACCACCGCTATGCGGAGATAGCCGACCTAAAGAGCTACCTCACCGACACCGACTACATGCTGATGCGTCAGCTTGACGGAGGCGAACCGATGCCCGAAGAGGTCAAGACACGCAGAGCTGAAGCCCGTGCACGAATCAACGTATGCGAAGCCGAGATAGCTAAGTTAATGGAGGGATAGCGTATGAACATAGCGGACGTTACCACCCTCCCAAAGGCTACTTCGGTAAAAGACACCGACTCGCTACTGCTCGTGCGCTACAACGAAGACGGCTCGCAGACATTATTCCGTGTCGAGGGCAGAGACTTTATCGGACGCGACGCATACGAGGTAGCCAAGGAACAAGGATATGCGGGCACTCGTGAAGAATGGGAGGCTCAGATAGCGAGAATCAGCGGTGCGGACATCAGTCTTGATGCCACCACCGGAGAATTAGTAATCAAATCTTAACAGGTATTTTTATGAAGAAGATTGTAAGAGGAAATGATTTCACACTGCGCATTCCCGTGCGCAAGATTATAGCCGGCAAGCAGGAACGCTTTCCGCTCCCCGGCTGTACACATGTTCAGGTGAACTTGGTCAACGCCTTCCGTCGCATTCCGCTGGAGTTCACCATCAGCGCAAGCGACGACTCACTGATAGAGGCTAGCGTGGTCAGCTCCAAGATAGGGCTGGGCAACTATTCGCTCGAAGTGAAGGGCAGACTGCACGGTTGCGCCTGGCGAAGCAACGAGTACGAGCAGATTAGCCTTGTAGACCATAACGCGGCGGCAGACACCGAGTTTGAAGACCTTCTGCAAGGCGAGGGCAGCGTGGAGATGGACACCGCCATAGCCATCATGCCGCCCACTACGGAGTTGGGTCAGCTAATAGACGGTGCCGCACAAGCCACCTCCGCCGCCGATGCCGCAACCGCAAGGGCTAACGCTGCGGCAGTGAATGCCGACAAGGCCACGGCAGAGACTAAGAAGGCAACCGACAGAGCTAACCAAGCCGCGGAACGTGCCACGCAAGCGGCAGAGAGAGCAGAGGCGATAGATATCAATATCGACAACTCCACCGGAGAGCTGGTACTGCATACACTGAGTGTCTAACTTTAATTGATTATGTTGATATGTTTAAGAGGATTAGAAGATGGTTTTGCGAGAGCAACCGATACAAGCACTTCTACGGAGGTGTGGCTATAGGATTCTTCGCTAGCGATAGTTTTTGTGCGGCTTATGCCGGAATAGGCGTAGCGGCAGCCTTGGAGCTGAAGGATAAGCTATGGGGCGGCAAATGGGATTGGGCAGACTTCGGGCTGACAGTTGCCGGAGTGGCAGTTGGGCGAACGCTCAGATATATGTTGTTTAATTGTTAACTTTAGGCTATGATATGGAAAAGGTAATCATTAACTTTATGCACGACCACATGTATATACACATATTACTTATATCACTTAGCCTGGCCGCAATAATCGGAGCGATGGCCGTGGACTTCATCTTCGGCATCCGCAAGGCGAAAGAGAACGGTGTAGCCCGAACGAGTGCGGGCTTCAAGAAGACGGCAGTCAAGGCACAGAAGTATTTTTCACCATTCATGGTGCTGGTGTTCATCGACCTCATAGGTTGCGTGATCATTCCCTTTCCGATTTTCTCGATGATTTGGGCGGCATACTGCGTGTTCTGCGAGTTTAAATCGGTTAGGGAGAAGGCGTGGGAGAAAGCGGAACTCAGGCGCATGGAGAAGACTATCACGGTAGCCATTGAGAACCGTGAGGACTTGGCTAAGATGGTGGCTAAATTAATATCAGGAGAGGAGGTAACCAATGGTAAAGAGTAGAGGATATCGCAACTGCAACCCCGGCAATATTCGCCGGAGCAAGGATAAGTGGGTAGGGCTTCGACCCATCCAAGAGGATAACGAGTTTTTTCAGTTCAAGACGATGGCGTATGGCTACAGAGCAATGCTGACCATCATACGCAACTACCGCAAGAAGTACAACTGCAAGACGGTGTATGACATCATCCATCGCTGGGCACCCGTGACAGAGAACGACACCGCCAAGTATACAAGTATAGTCTGCACACGATTGCAAGTGCCTTCGAGCTTCGAGATTGACGTGAACGACAAGGATAGCATGTGTGCGCTTGTGGCGGCAATGAGCTACGTCGAGAACGGATGTGAGGCTAATATAGAAGATATTCACAAAGGCTTCGGTATGCTATGAGGTGGTTGTTGTTAGTTGTAGTGCTGGCGTGCATGTCATGCCGCACTACTTCCGTCGAGTATGTTCCTGTCGATAGAGTCAAGACCGAGTTCCGCTACTTAATCAAGCACGACAGCGTCCATATACGAGATTCTGTGTTTATCCAACTCAAAGGCGACACGGTTTTCACGGAGCGGTGGCATGTCGAGTTTCGTGACCGATGGCGCAGAGACACTATCGTAAGGGCTGACAGTATTCCTCTGCCTTATCCGGTAGAGCGGAAGCTCAGCAAGTGGGAGCAGACAAAAGTGCACTACGGTGGCTATGCTTTAGGGTGTACGTTCGCTGTTATACTTATAGTTTTCGGGAGATTAATTTATAAGATAAAAAAGGGGTGAAAATTTGCATATAATGAAATTATTATATATCTTTACAGTATCAAAAAAAGAAAGGAGGTGTAGAAATGAAATGAGCCATAAAGAAAGATTGATTAACCAAATTTTCCGACTACTAGCAATTATCGAAACTGAGGCTAACCAATCTATCATTAGACAAATAGAGGGGCTGTTGAACGCCCTTAGAGATTAACAAAGAGTTTTTAAACCACAAGCCCCCAATTCATTGGGGGCAAATTTACAAAAAATATTATGTATTTAGGGAAGAGGAAAATACTCAATTTAGCAGAATACGAGGAACGTCGTAAAAAGTGTATCGAATACAAGCCGGATGCAACCGCAACAGCATTTAGCGAACTAGAGGATATCATAAACAAATCGCAACTGGCTAAACAATATTTCGGAAAGTCGCAAAGTTGGTTTTCGCAGCGTGTAAATGGCTGCACGGTATTAAAGAAGTCTATGGCATTCAAAGAAGAAGAATACCATCAACTCGCAGAAGCGTTCCGAGACATCGCGAAGCGACTAATAGCTCATGCAGATGAGATAGACATTGCAAAGTTTGAATAAGCTCAGCGTGTTGTTTTGTACAACAAATAACCCGGGTTGGCCAACAAGTTAACTCGGGTTATTTGTTGTACAAAACACAGAATCTATTACTCTGCGGCTTGCGGCGTCAACTTTATTCGCGGTGAGATATCGGCTTTTAAAGATTTCCTTTAAAGTGTTTGGTCTCCTCGTGTACAGTTAGTGAGTTACCTTTCAGATATCGGTTAGTCGTAGACACGTCAGCATGGCGAGCTTGATCACGAGCAACGACTATTCCTTCAGCGTTCGCTAGATCTCGAATCCCTGAATCTTTCAGCGAATAGAACATATAGGTGTCTGGTAAGTGCAGCGCATCCCTTACTCGATAAAACATGTTGCGCAGAGTCTTCGTTGTGATCTTCTTTTTGCCGGGTCTGAATCCCGTCGAAAAGAGATAGTCGTTGCCGTCATGCTTGAACACTCCGAGGTCGAGCATCAGCTTTATAAGCTCGTCGTTCAAGCCTACCATCGCATACCTTCTATTGTCAGCCA